CAAAAGAAAAAAATCTTCCCATAAGGCTTATCGTGGTCAAGGAAGATGATTCAATAAATACTCATTATCCATTATTTGATGAAGGACTATATACAGAAGTTGTTCATCAAAATGGTGAAAGAGCTATTAAAATCTTAGAGGGTAAATTTAAAGGTGTAATTTATCAATATGGTAAAATTAATCTTATACCTCGAGAAGAAAGTGAAACACCTACTATAGATTTTGAGAGAGCAGTCCGTTCTTGTCCTGATGAATTAGTTGAAACTATTTCAGAAGATGAAGAATTCAATCAACTTATGGGTAATATACTCATAGAACTATTAGCCAATCAAGGGCTAGAGGAATTAGAAAATGGAATATAGTAAAGAGTTTATGAAAAGACTTAAAGAAGAAATAACCTCTGATGAAGGTTGTGTATTAGAAGTATACAAAGATCATCTTGGGTATCCAACAGTTGGAGTAGGTCATTTAATTCTAGAAACTGATGAAGAATATGGTATGGGTGTTGGAACACCTATAACACAAACTAGATGTGATGAACTATTATTTCAAGATTTAAATACCGTTCTAAAAGAATGTGAAGAAAGATTTCATAACAACTGGATAGATTGGCCGGAAGAAGTTAAGTTAATTATAGCTAACATGGCTTTCAATCTAGGTTTGACTAGATTAGTCAAATTTAAAAATATGTTTGCAGCTTTAAATGAAGGTGATTATAAACAAGCGTCTATTGAAGGATTAGATTCTAGGTGGGCAAAACAAGTTTATAATCGTGCAAAGAGATTAATGAACCGTCTAAGAGATATAGACATAACTGATTAATAAATTATGGATTTAGATAAACAATTAAGAGAAGCACTTATATTGAGATATCAAGGTGAAATAGCAACTGCAAAAGCAAATATTGCAGTATACATGAAACAATCTGTTGGTATTGGAGAGCATCCAGATATCATCGGAGCTATTGATGAACAACTCAACTTACTTACAGCTTCAGAAGAAAAACTACACGCTGTAGAAAATCATTTTGTACCTGAAAGAGTAATTTGACGAGAATCAATATAATACCTGTAGAAAAACTAACCGATCAACATTTAATGGCTGAGTATCGTGAGATATTCATGATTGGTTCTGCTTTACAGAGGTCTCTTAATTCTAAAAATTGGGACCCTAAAAGAATACCCAAGAAATTTACTTTGGGTACAGGTCATGTAATGTTTTTTTATGATAAAGGTAAATATCTTTACAAAAGATACGAACAAATAAAACATGAACTAACAAAACGAAACTTCAAATTAAATAAAAATAGATTATTTAAAACAACACAATTCCCAACTAATTATTATAATGATTGGGAACCTACAAAAGAAGACCAAGCAATAGTTTGGAAAAGAATTGAAGAAAGGATACAACAGAAACCAGAATGGTATAGACACTATGGCGTTTCTATTGTATAATATATATTATGCACTACTATACTAATGTAAAAAGATATAAAGACTTTATACTTGTTCGAGGTGTAAAGAATGGTGAGAAATACATCAAAAGATTGAAATACGAACCAACTCTTTATATACCAACAACAAAACCAACAGCACATAAATCAATATCAGGTGATTATCTTCAATCGAAGAAATTCAAATCACCAAGTGATGCAAGACATTGGAAAAAACAATATGACAATACAGGTATTGATATTCATGGTCTAGACTCTTGGGAATATACTTATCTATCAGAATCTTTTCCGAGTGAGATTGATTTTGATATAAAGAATATCAACATACTTAATATTGATATTGAGTGTGAGTGTGAAAATGGTTTTCCAGAACCGACTGATGCAGAAGAAAAAGTTAATGCTATCACATTAAAACTATTTGGACATGATGAAACTCATGTAATTGGTACTGATAATTTCGATTATAAAACTGATAATCCAAATATTGTTTATCACAAAACAAGACATGAAAAAGAATTACTTTTGAAGTTCATGGAGATATGGGACAACTTAGAACCTGATGTAGTTACTGGTTGGAATGTAGAAACATTTGATATATCTTATCTTGTCAATCGTATTTGGAAATTGTTTGATTGGGATACTGTTCGAAAACTATCTCCACATGAGTTAGTTACTTCTAGAGAATGGTTATACATGGGTCAAAAGAAAATGGTATCTTATAATATTGCAGGTATTGCTATTCTAGATTATCTAGAAATGTATAAGAAGTTTACATATATTACAAGAGAGACATATCGTTTAGATCACATAGCAGAAGTTGAACTAGGTAAAAAGAAACTAGACTATTCAGAGTTCGGTGCAATGCATCTATTTTATAGAAATGATTATCAGAAATTTCTAGACTATAATATTCGTGATACAGAACTTGTTGAAGAACTTGATGATAAACTACAACTCATGGAGTTAGTTATTACAATGGCTTATCAAGCAAAGTGTAACTATGAAGATGTATTTGGTTCTGTTAGATATTGGGACTTGTTGATTTACAATTTCTTGAAGAAAAGAAATGTAGTTCCACCACCGAAGAAGATGGCACAAGATTCTAGAATTGTAGGTGCTTATGTAAAAGAACCTCATGTTGGTCAACATAAATGGGTTATGTCTTTTGACTTGAATAGTCTATATCCTCACTTGATTATGCAATACAATATGAGTCCTGATACATATCAAAGAAAGATATTTGCTCAAGAGATTAATGTTAAAAAACTATTGAATGGTGAAGTCGATACTAGTATGTTAACTAATACAACAGTTACACCAAATGGTGCTTTATTCAGAACAGACAAACAAGGATTTCTACCAGAACTACTTGAAGAACTATATGACCAAAGAGTATTGTTCAAAAGAAAAATGATTCAATCACAACAAGAATTAGAGAAAACACCAAAAGACAATATATCTAAAAGAAAAGAACTAGAGTATGATATTGTCAAATATCACAATAATCAAATGGTCAGGAAAATTTCACTTAATAGTTGTTATGGTGCTTTAGGTAATCAGTATTTCAGATACTTCAACAGAGAGATTGCAGAAGGTATTACAACAGCAGGTCAGTTAAGTATTAAATGGGTAGAGAAAGCTGTCAATGATTATTTAAATAAGTTACTTGAAACTGATACAGATTATGTTGTAGCAATTGATACTGATTCAATCTATGTTACATTTGAAGATTTAGTTGATAGAGTAAATCCAAAAAATCCAATTGAATTTCTAGACACTATAGCAAAAGAAAAACTAGAACCATACATGAAAAGTACTTATGAAGAACTAGCATCTTACATGAACGCTTATCAAAACAAAATGGAAATGGGTAGAGAGGTTATTGCTGATAAAGGTATCTGGACAGCAAAGAAAAGATATATTCTCAATGTACATGATTCAGAAGGTGTAAGATATAAAACACCAAAATTAAAAATGATGGGTATTGAAACAGCAAAGTCTTCAACACCAATGTGGTGTAGAAAGAAACTTGAAGAAGGTCTTAAAGTTGTAATGAATGGTACAGAAAGTGATGTATGGGATTTCATAACTAATTCTAGAAATGAATTTAATAGATTACCAATCGAAGAAATATCATTTCCAAGAGGAGTACAAAATGTTAAGAAGTATTACAATGCTGCTTCTATATACAATAAAGGTACACCAATTCATGTAAGAGGGTCACTTCTTTACAATAATTTTTTATATAAATACAATATAGACAAGAAATATCCAGTCATTCAAAATGGTGAAAAAATAAAGTTTTGTTATATGAAACTACCAAACATAATGAATGAAAATGTGATATCATTTGTCTCAGCACTACCTAAGGAGTTTGAGTTAGAACCATATATCGATTATGATACACAATTTCAGAAATCATTTGTTGAACCTTTAGGTGTAATATTAAATAAGATTGGGTGGACTACAGAACCTGTATCTTCACTTGAATCATTTTTTGGATAGGGTAAAAAATGTACAGATATAAAGTAGAAGTAACTCGCGTAGTCGATGGTGATACAGTAGATGTAGATATCGATTTAGGTTTCGGTATGATTTACAAAAAACAAAGAGTAAGAATGAAAGGCATCGATACACCAGAGTCAAGAACTAGAGACTTAGTAGAAAAGAAATTTGGTCTAGCATCAAAAAAATTTCTAAAAGAAGAATTAAAAGACAAAGAAATAGAATTAGTATCTCATGACAAAGGTAAGTTCGGTAGAATACTTGGAGAACTATTTGTCGGTGATAGTACCTACAGTATCAATAAATTGATGATTGATAACTATTTCGCAGTACTATATGACGGTCAATCAAAAGAGGATATTGAAGCTAATCATTTGTTAAATCGTGAAAGGTTGACAGAATCAGGATTGGTAGTATAATAGTATTATGACTGAATTAAGTTGGTTGTTTTTATCTTTTCATTTTGTAACTTGGATTATGTTAGTCTTAATCTTTATTGAGTTACAATCTTGGAAGAAAGAAATAAGACAACATATAGATTATGATAATAGTCTAAAAGCATTGAGAAGAAAAATTAAATGATGGAGATAATATGAGTTATTTGAAAAACTTAGTGAAGACAACCGGTAATGAGTTCGCTTCTATTGTAGAAGAAGGTGTACAAGCAGCAGATGTCAGTGGTTACATTGATACAGGTTCTTATATATTTAACGCACTCTTATCTGGTTCAATATATGATGGGTTACCTAATAATAAGATTACAGCATTAGCAGGTGAATCAGCAACAGGTAAAACATTCTTCGCACTTGGAATGTGTAA